CAATGAATCGCAGCCGGTTAATATTGACCGTTTTCTTAACGGTGAACATTAATCTGCCAATTGCATAATCAACACTCATTCTTTACTGAGTGTTGGTTATGCGCCCCGTGTCTGATGCTAACGTCGTGAGACGTCAGGGTCTGGTATTGTGGCTTGAGGGTACTCCTTATGGATAACCTGAAAAGCATATGCCTATTATGGGCATGCCTTGCAGATCACTTCTGCATCACGCATAGGGACATAAGCACATTCAAACGAAGAGTGTGCTGTGAGGGATACAAGTTCTTGTTGGACGATATGACCCAGTTGGGTCGATCGCTCGACAAGTCCCTTGTAACAGGTAAACCATTCCAAATAATGGGACGGTTTAAATGTCAGAATAATTCGGTGCTTCCTGTCTTTCTTGGGGATCTTTTCGCAAATATCTTCGATAAGACTGGGAAGTTACTGAATAATAATGATCCCCACTACATCAAGGTAGCGCGACAGCTTTTGCTGTTATGCTACAAGATGGAGGTACCATATGAAGAAGATACGCTTAACGACGCTATTACTAGCTTCGTTAATCGGGATAGTAACCTATGTTCTCCCATACCCATGGGGGTCCATAGTGTCCCGAGGTCTAACGACCTTGGAACAGTTGCTAAGACAGCCCGAAAGGCTGCCAGTCTTATACAACGTGTCCTACAGCAATGTAGTCCACGAGATATAAGACCCCGACATGGTTCGGGTGCTACAAGTTGTAGCACCCCGAATCATGATAAGTATCATAGTTTTCGTTATATAGAGACGCTTGATCGCGTTTTTCCGTATGACGAATACTTCTTCTTCAATCCCACGCACTTCTGTGACGCATTAGATGCGTATCTGGAGTGTGATGAGGTTGAGGTTCCTTGCTCAAAACTAGTGGCGGTCCCAAAAGACCGCCGAGGTCCGCGGCTTATATGCTGCGAACCCCGTGAACACCAGTATATACAGCAAGGACTGATGCGGAATCTATACAAGTGTATAGAATCCCACCCGCTGACGTCAGGGTTCGTGAATTTCACGAATCAGGACATCAACAAGGAAATCGCTAGACAATCAAGCAGTGACTTGCGTCACTGTACGATTGACCTGCGAGATGCATCAGACCGTGTACGACTAGATGTCGTTGAACGTCTATTCCCAGGAAACTGGGTTGAGGCATTCAAGGCATGTCGTACAACCATGGTTAAGCTGCCTGATGGAAGCATCTTCGGACCATTGCGCAAATTTGCGCCGATGGGATCCGCAGTCTGTTTCCCAGTAGAAGCCCTTGTTTTTTGGGCCATACTGAAGGCATCACTTAACTGTGATGTATATGTATATGGTGACGATATTATCGTACCTACTGACCTGTTTACACAGGCTGTACACACACTCGAGTCTTTTGACTTGAGCGTTAATGTAGATAAGAGCTGCGCATTTACTCACTTCCGTGAGTCGTGCGGCGGCGATTACTACTGCGGCTATGACGTTAGTTACGTTAAGCTGCGTACAGAGGTACGGAGTACCGTTAATAGTGAGATATCGCTCGTAGAGTTCGCGAATCTAATACGCGTACACTATGGCGAGTTGGCAGCGTCGCGCATACGAACGATAATAGATGGTCTTTTTGGACCACACTATATCGGACGCTGCGCTTATGGACTCAATTATATCGGTGAACCACGCTCTTCTAATGATGTCTTTTTTAGACGTCGATGGAATCGTGACTTACAGATTAATGAGTACCTACTGCCAGTTGGAGTGACCACTAGCCTTCCCCGCCGAACATCGACACCCTATCATTGGGGTGAGATGCTAAGACGGGAACTCGAAGGTGATCATGATCACTTCAACCTCGGACACTACGCAACTCCTGGCTGCACCAAAAAGTACAGGTGGAGGGCGGCGTAAGCCGCTTAATAGGTACCTGAAATGGCAC